CAGGAGATAGGAAAGTTATAAAGATCTTTTTCAGAGGCAACAGTACAGAGTTCTATTACTCTACAGACTCAGATAAAAGCTTTACTTTCAGTCCTAAGCCTTTTTTAGAAGTGGTGGTAGAGACCTATGATAAGATAGCTGAAGGTACAGGTACGCTGCTTACTCAAAAAACAGACACCAAAAGGTGTATAATAGATAAGTTAGAAGACTTTGCTACAATAGATGATGCTATCAGATTTGGAATAATGTGTGCTCTATCAGAGCTTAATCAGGAACTTAAGGCATATATCGTAGCTAAAGGCGGCCATAGCAGTCTAAAGGCTAACATCGACCCTATAGATAGTGATTTTTTGAAAGACCTAGATGCTAGTTACGTTACAGTGACTAATCAACCAGAACTAGATGCTACAATTACAGGTACAGGAGGCACTTCTGGACTGCAAGGGTACATAATGCCGCTAACTTCAGCTGCTACCGAATCTCAGTTTGTTGATACTATGGGAACTCGCTATCTCCCCAAGATAGTAGCACACGGTTCTGGGGAAATTTCAGTAGTCTTGACTAGAGTGCTCAGTACTGATATTATTAATGAAACATCATTACCTGATCTTAGTTCCGAAATCTTAGGAGTTTCCGTAGATAACTTAGGAGCAACAATCTCAGGTTCAATGTAGAAAGAGGACTTGTATGTTCAGATTTAAATTAAAAGCTGAAACCTTTAATAAATTACAGCGCCGGTTAGTAGGAGTAGCTGCCTCGGATAAAGATGCTGAAGTCATCTTTACGTTAGAGGAGAGTAAATTAACTGTTAGGTATAGGTCTAAGTTAGGACGCTCAGAAACTACTAGCCTTTTTTCAGAGATCTTAGATACATCCGAAAGTGAAAACACAGGATCTTCTACTATTTTGGTACAAGAATTGACAGGTATAAGGTTAGAACCAATGTCTAAAGAGGGAAAGTTTCCCTTTACGGAAGACATACAGTTTCACTTCCAGAACTCAGTGTTGCGGACTAATTGGAAAGTAAACCATACTGATAAAAGATCTAGTGAAGTAAAACTAGCTCACGCCATTAAGGAAAATCTACCAGATCTAAGCGCTTTTACTAAGTTAGATAACCTGCCCGACAATTTTATTAATATGCAGGGACCCCTCTTTCAAGAGACTATCTCATATTGTAACTTATTCAAGATGGATGCAACATCGAAAACCTCGAATGGCTGCTTATTTGAAGTTTCTGGAGACTTTCTAGTTGCAGTTGGAACTGACAGTATAGTTGCTTCAAAGTTCAAGGCGCCCATAGACTCTCAACACATTACTGATGGTTTCCGTTTAGTACTAGACAGTTCGGTTTTAATATTTATTAAAACTTTCATTAATGATTTAGATAATATAAAACTTTCCGCCAGCAAGAGATTTTTATTTATATCTTCGGAAGGTAGAAGTATGTGTGTTCCTACTATGAACGTTATATATAACATAAAAGATCCGGAAGAGTTTTTTAAGGTAGACAGTCCTTTTATAGGGACTATTGACCCGTCTCCAGTAATATCTGTACTAAATACTCTTACTCACCTTTCTACAGACGTACACAGTAAGATAATGTTAGACTTTAACTCTGGAAACTTCAACGTTAGTACTAGTAAGAACTCTTCAGAACATCTTCCGTGTGACTTAGTATCAGAAGCCTTAATTAATGTAAATTCAGGATTATTTCTGACTAGCATTAAGAAGTTAGAGAGCTTTGAAAAGTCACCAGTACAGTTATTTTTTAATATTAAGAATAGAAGAATAATGTTAAGTAGTAAAGAAAAAGAATTAGTATTCTTAATTCAAGGAATGAGGGATTGACAGACGTTAAACAAGATAATCTATTCTCTTCTCCAGATGACGCTGTAGAGTTGGAACGACAGTACATTACTTACTTAGAGTCGAGAGGTTACGAAGTTATTAAACTAAAGAAAGGAACTAGATCAGTCACTATTGCTGAGGTGGTAGAATATTTTTATAAGAATTTGAAGACATTCTGTGGGGAGAAGGTAGTATTAGCAGCTAGACTGTCCGACAAAAAAGATTTTAAAGCTGTTTCTAGGTTTCAAGAGAAAGCTAAGAAAGTAGGACTAAGCAAGTCTGCTGCGAATGAAACTTTAATAGACTTAATATCGTTAGTATTCTCCTACTACAGGGATACTAAGAAAGAGTGCCCTCTTTCGGACTTGAGCTACTTAATCTCTCAACGAGGATCTTGGATGGTTCAAATGAGCATTCAGCATCGCCGCAAAGAAGACAGTAAGTGGGAGAGGTCGGAACAAGCTGAAATAATAAAACGACAAATATACTCAGACTTAGATAATGATGTTTTTCAGAAACTGAAAGAGTCTAAGCACAGTAAGATCTTAAATAAACAGGAGACAAAAGATGGCAAAAAAAACTAAAAAGAAACCTCTAACGCCTAAAGCGGTACCTACAGACCTATTTGGGAAACAAATATCAGTACTAGAGAAACAGTTCGGGGACAGAGTTCTAGAGTCTTTAGCCTCTATCAAAGCTAGGCCAGTGTTGAGAACTAGTAGTGGATCCATTGCTTTGGATTACATCTTAAGTCCCAAACTTGGGGGGATGAGGAATGGCAGAATGTTACAGCTATGGGGCGCTCCAAGCTGTGGAAAGACTACTATAGCCTTGGCGTTTGCAGCAAATGTTACTGCTGCTAAAAAAAGAGTTATCTTTCTTGATGCAGAGAAGACTTTCGATCCCAGTGTAGCAGAGGCCGCAGGCATAGATCCAGATTATTTTCACGTACTAAGGAAGCCCTCTGAAGAGTCAATCAATATTCTCTATAGAATTTTACAGACGGGAGACGTGGGTGCAGTTATTATTGACTCTATTTCTGCTCTAAAACCTACCCCAACGGAAAAGAAAGACAAAGATCTAGACATTACTAGAGAGCAAGTAGCCTACCACTCTAACTTCATCTCAAAGTGGATCGATAAACTGACGGATATATGTGCAGACAATGATGTACTGTTTATTTGTATCAACCAAATGAGGAACCAACTGGGAACCTATATGGGAGGTACCAAGGCAGCTTCTGGAGGGTTCAACTATGAACACGCTATCTCCGCCAGCATTCGTATGTCTGGACACGTTAAGAATAAGAACTCTAGAATTACGAACGAAGAGGGTAAGCCTATAGGTCAGTTTGTTTCTTGTATTTGTGATAAAAGTAAAATTGATATGCCGCAAAAGGAAGTTCGCATTCCCCTTTTCCTAGGACTAGGGATAAACCCTTTTATGGAGCTTGCCGAATTAGCTGTTCAAACTACGGGGGTTATTGTAAATAAGGGCGCATTCTATTACTTAGCGGACGACCTGGATGGTGGGAACATAGCTCAAGGAATGTCCGCCCTGGTAAACAAGTTGTACCAAGACAATGACTTCTTCAAGGACATAAGATCTAAAGTAGTAAAGTCACTTGGCTTGGAATACCCAAAGGATGAACCCTTTATAAATCCCTTTTTGAATGCAGACTTAACACCAAAATATGTAGAATATCAGGAGGTCGAAGAGCCAGTAGATGAGCCAGCTATCGGATAAAATAGAGGGCTGCATTAAACGTACCTTAAAGAAGTACTCTTACAGTACCGAGTATGAGGTGAAGGCGGGATTTAACAACAGCTTGAGATTTGATTTTTGTATTCCAGGTCTGAAAGTAATGATAGAGGTGCAAGGACAACAACACACTAAGTTTAACAAGTTTTTCCACGGCACTCTTGATAACTTCAACAAAGCGAAGGCCCGAGATGGATTTAAGCAGATTTGGTGTAGCAATAACGACTACACTCTGGTATACTTTAATTACGATGAGATAGCCAAACTAACTGACGAAGAGTTTTTACAAAGGATAGTAAGTACAGACAGTGAGTAGCAAAGCAGACAAAACTAGAGGCGACGAAAAAAAGGAAATTTCCTTAGAGGAAAGAGAGTTAAACAGAGAGAAGCTTAGGGCATTAAAGTTCTATCACGCCACTAGGTCTGTTAGGGGAGCAGAGCCTAGGATGAAAAAGCTAGAAGCCCTAGTAGAGGTAAAGAAAGTACAAAAATACATTAGAAAAGAGAAGGCAATCGAGTTCTGTAACGAAGTTATAGCTAAGTTAGAGAGTCAGCTGTCTATAGAAGAGAAAGAACAATATGTTAAATGAAATAATCTTAGGATCTTTATTAACTTTTATAGGGTATAGATTGGGCGTAGCGGTCGGGATGATCAGAACTTTGAAAGTCTGGCATCAATCAGTTGAGAAAGAGGATCCGGACTTTCTGTCCTTCATTCAGAGAGTTTCTGCTACTATAGACCGAAAGACTGAGGAGCCCAAAGACAATGACAGAGGATAAAGTGGAAGACTCGCTATCTAGATCATTAACTGAGACTTACTTAGACCAGATCTCTGTTGATAGTGACATCTTAGCAGAGGCACTGAGAGTAGATGGCGAAGCTATGACTAATCTAACTAGTAAGAAGTTGTCTGCTATGTCATTTAACTTAGCACGATACCAAGTTTTCTTACAGCTACACGCCAATGTCAGAGTGGCTAACCACTTAAAAGCCAAAAGAGATTTTAAAATAGAGTTAGGTAAAACATTAGTAGGTTTAAAAGAGAAGGTAACTATAGCAGAGAAAACTGCAATCGCCTTAGAACAAAATAAGCAGTTAGCAGCACTTGAGAAAGAATTAGCGTATGCAGAGAGAGAAGAAGCTCTCTTTAAGGACATTCCCAGGCAGAGTATAGAGTTGATTAACTCTATGAAGAAGGAGTTAACCCGAAGAGAGAGGTCTGGATGACAGGGAACTTAAACGATTTAAGTAAGTTTAGCTCTCAATACGAAAGGGGACTGTTAGGTCTTATGTATACGCATAAAGACTTATTACTGCAAGCTAAACAGAAGCTCTCCTCCGACCACTTTCTGTACAAGCCCCATAGAATTATTTACTCTGCAATGAGTCTGCTCTCTGATCAAGTAGAGCTGTCCACCATTGACGTTGATACTTTGTATATTGAAAGTACTAAGCTAGGTTTACAGGATAGCGGAGTTGGAACTGACTACCTAACAGTAGTGTGTCAAGCAGACTACTCCAGAAGTAACTTTGATTTATACTTGACGAAAGTACAAGAAGCGTACAAAAAAGCACGTTTGAGTGAGACGTTAAAAGATCTCAGCAACTTGGTAGAGAAGAACTATTCTGATATGCCTGAGTCCCTAAATTCAGGTTCTTTACACGACGAAGTAGTAGCAGGATTGTCTCGATTAGAGGCTTATGACGATGAAGAGAAAGAAGCAGTAGTTATAAATGAACGAGTCGCAGATTTTATCAAGGAAAGAGCTGAGAATCCTACGACTGTTCAAGGCCTGACTACAGGGTTTGACAGACTAGACATAGATCTTAACGGGTTAACTCCAGGAAGTCTCACAGTGTTTGCCGGAATGCCTGGAGCAGGTAAGAGTACCGTACTGCTAAACATAGCAAGTCACGTAGCTTTTGATTCTGAAACTCCACAGTCAGTTCTATTCCTTAGTACAGAGATGTACACTGATGAAGACATCTCTAGATTAGTAGCTATGAGGTCTTTAGTACGAGAACGAAGTATAGCTAATGGTACTGCCTATCAAGATCCCAAACAGAGAGCAGTACTAGATAGAGTTGTTAAAGAAATTCAAGAGGGCTGTACTATTTTTCACGAGTATATGCCTGAGTTTAATTCTAGCAAACTTGCTAGTAAAATTAATTATTACAAATATAAGTATGATATAGGCTTAATAATTTTTGATTATATTAAGTTAGAGACTAGCTTGGACAGCAGTGCGTTGTCCAACAGAAGAGAGGATCAAATTCTAGGAGACATAACTAACACCTTGAAATTAAATGCAGGTAAGTTAGGTATACCAGCTGTCACTGGATGTCAAGTAAACAGCCGCAGTTTGAGAATAGCAGACAGTGATCGTATTATAAGATACTGTAACAATTTAGTAGAGCTAAGACCTAAAACGGTAAAGCAGATGGAATCCGAAGGGGACGTTAATAAGTACGGGACTCACGATTTTATGATTTTAAAAGCCAGAGCAGGGGGAGGAAAGAAACATCCTTTGAGATTCTGGAAGCCCTGTAACTTGATTCAGGAGGCAGAGACTTATTACAGTGAAGAATCTGTAGAACAAGATGCCGCCGCAGATTGGGCTAACGTCCTTACGACCCCTACGGAGTTTAAGAGAAAAATCAATGATCATTTTAGAACAGAGCGAGTAGAATCAGTTACACAGCAAGTTAGCTCTCAAGAGATGGATATTGTGGAAACCAGTACCCAACCTCCTTCAGGGTTCGAAGATGATGACCTTTTTTAAAGAAACACTATGTATACAAAAGAATCTATTGAAGGACTAAAAGAGACAGCAAATGTCGTAGAGGTACTGATTCACGTAGGCGGAGTCTCAGCAGCAGAGATGACCGATAACGGGTATGAAGTAAGATGTTGTTGTCCTATTCACGGAGGAGATAATCCGAGTGGATTCTCTTGGAGGAGTCAAGAAGGTGTTTGGACTTGTTTCACTAAAGGATGTGGAGAGGGCTCCGGAAGGGATGTATTTTCGTTCATACAGTTAAAGATGGGTTTAAATTTTAAGGAATCAGTTGAATACCTTGCTGCAATGTTTGGATACTCCCTAGAGGAGGGAGAAGTGTCTGAGGTTTCTAACTACCTCAAAGCTTCTAAAATACGAAAAGACATACAGTCTCTAAAAACCAATCCATCTGACCAATTAAAACTAGCTTCACTTCCGGGCTACTATCCTGACGGTAAACAGGATGTGTATGCTTACCTAGCATCAAGAGGTTATCACGATCCTGCAATCATAGAGAAATTTAATTTATATCCTTGCGTAGATTCTTTTAAATGCCTTAGACTGGGTATTCCAGCATATGACGATAAGAGTAATTTAGTAGGAGTGAATGCTCGAAAGATGGATGGCATACTGTCTTATCCTGACGGAGTTACGTTAAAAGACGGGCGAATCAGGAAGTTGAATAAATATGAAATGATTTCTAATTTTAAGAAGGGACAAGTACTGTTTAACCTGTGCCGTGCAAAAGAGCAGTCTCTGCAACGTGGATTGATTCTAGTAGAAGGGGAGCTTTCTTGTATTAGAATGGTTTCTTACGGATTTGAGAATACGGTAGCTATTAGAGGCTCTATGATTACGAAAGAACAAGCACTTTTGATATACAAACACTGTTTCAATTTGACCATACTAGTAGAGTCCGGAGAAGCTGCAGAGGAAGGAACTGTAAAAATACTAGAGAAGTTACCAGGATTGAAGGTTTCTATTGCTCGATTGGAGACGGGCGATCCTGACGACAATTCCAAGGAAAACATAGTTACAGCTTTAAATATGGCGAAACTTTACACAGAAGAAGATGTACGATATACTATAGAAAATAGAAGTCTTCTTAAGTAGGTATAAATTAATGGAAAAACAGCCGATAAATAGCTGTCGGTTTGTGGGTCAACTGTATAGATACTCCGTGAGCATCATAGGTGACGGCCACATTCTTGGAAAAGGAGAACTACGTTTAGTAGACTCTGAAACAAATACCTATCAATCCATAAAAATTATTGCTTGGTACGACTTAGCTCAACGATTAGAGTTAGTACCAGAGGCCTCTTGGATCAGTATTTTAACTAGCTATGCACCTAGCGAATTTATGGGCAGAGTAGATGACCAATTTAGTGTCGGAGCTTTCCACGTTTTATGAACTACCAACAAGCTTGTAATATTCTAGGGATTGAACCTTCGGCCACTGAGGACGAAATGAAAGGTGCTTATAGGAAGTTAGCTAAAAAGTATCATCCAGACAAAAACCCGGACGACCCTAACGCAGAAGAGAAGTTTAAGGAAATCTCCGCTGCATATGAGACTGTCCTCAAAGGCCCAACAGGTTCTACTAAACAGCAGACATTCAACGATGCCTTTAGACAGGCATTCTCTCAATCTGGCTTTAGAGGAATGCACTTCAGGGACCCACAACCTGTAAAACAAATGAAGCCTGGCCAGAAGCCTATCTCGTTAGGATCCCTGCCTCCATTGATAGTGCCGATCTCCTTATCAGAGGCCCTGCTGTCCTCTGAGATTTCTTTAAATATAACAGTCCGTGGACTTTGTGAGAACTGTCTAGGTCCTAACTCTAATTGGAAAGAGTGTCAACATTGCGAGGCCAAAGGGATCGTTCTAAAACGGTTTCAAACGGGCGGAGGATTCTTGACTCAGCAATCTACTTGCAGCGGCTGCCAGGGTAGAGGTTGGATCAGACAGCACGATCACTGCAGAAAATGTGTAGACAAGTTAGTTATTGATATACCTAAAGTAGTGAAATTTAAGATTCCACAGCAATACAAATACGGACAAAAAATAACCTTACCTGGACAGGGCAATCAAGGATGGAGAGTTCCTCCAGGACATCTATATATAGTTCCGGATGTACAGTTTCCAGACCTTTCTAAGCTGACTACGAAGCAGAGAGAGCAATTAAAAGACTTGTTAAATTCGGGAGGTAAGAGGGATTAAGATATTAGGACTAGATTTAGCAACACGTACTGGTTATGCGATAATAGATAAAGATAAGAATTTAATTACCTACGGTACAGTTCTAATGCCTACGTCTAAGCCTCCACATATAGCTAGATTTTTGGCTTGGAAAAAGGAACTAACAGCGATCTGTAAAGAACATAAGCCCGACATAGTTTGCGTGGAGGAGCTTCATATGACTAGGAATTTAAATACAATGAAAATTTTATGTGGCCTTCTAGCTATGACAGCTATAACTGTACCCAAAAAATGTGAAATAGTGATGTGTCATCAAGGTAGAGCAAAGAAACACATAGTCAAGCCGGTACTAGGTAGAGCTAAACTTACAAAAGAGGACGTCTTTCTTTGGGCAACAGAGAGGTATAAACTAAAAGACCTTACATTTAAAGAACATAACGACATTACAGATGCGATATTGGCAGCTCATTGGGGCCTTTACCAGGTTGACTCAGACGTATAATTAAGGTAAAATCAGACTAACAGGAGCTTGAAATGACAGGATCACAAATGACAGTTAAAGACGCTAAATCTAAATCTAAATCTGACGACTTCATAAAGGTCCCTAAGAAGTCTAAGAAAAAGAGAGTATGGAAACTATCCGCTTCGATGATGAAGACTTTTCTTAAGTGTAAGAAGCAATTTTACGAGAACTACCTCACTAAGACAGCTGTTCCAGTTAACGAGTCGTTTTCTTTAGGAAACGGAACTCATCACGCTTTAGAGTTAGCTAACAACTCTCTTATAGAGAATCCTAGAGATTTTACGTTAGAAGAAATTGAGGGGTTTCTAGATGAAGGCAGGAAATATGTTGCGGAGAAAGCCTTCGTAGGATCAATGGAAACCTTTGTTACAATGGAAACCTTAATATCGGACGAACTTCAGCGCCCCTTTGAGGAGAAGGTTTTAGCATCCGAGGTGAAGTTTGACATAGTCACCCCCGAGGGAGTACCTGTGACTGGATATATTGATAAGGTAACTCTGGTTGACAATAAGACTATTAGAATTTTGGACTACAAAACTTCTAGAACGGCTATGTCTACCTCTGATGCCGAGTTCGATGAGCAACTATCTATGTATGACTTAGCAGGAACTATTTTGTGGCCGGAATATCCTAATAGAATTCTAGAACTTAGATACTTAAGGTTAGGTGAAAGTGTAGTTACTACTAGGTCAGAGATAGCTCAATACAATTTTAGAAAACAAATTTTTGCAATTTTTAACGCTATATTAGAGTTTGTAAAAGCTAGAGAATCTGATAGGATATCTCCTGAGGGCAGTATAAATCCTTTATGCAACTGGTGCTCTTTCCGAACTAAATGTAAACAATTTAATGAACAGCTGGATCAGTCTCACGGCAACGGGTTCGTTCCTTTAAGTGAGTTAGACGATACCTCCGCAGTTTCAGAGTTGCAAAAAGCAAATTTAATAGCTAAAGCGATAGACTCTCGTAAAGACGAGTTAAAGTTGTGGATGGCACAGAGGATAGAGGCAGATCCTGGCACTCCAATTGTAGGAGATTCTCACAAAATTAATCCGCTTTGTATTAGTAGACGTACTTATAATTCTAAACAGTTAGCGGCAATGCTTACTGTAGATCAGTTGGTAGAAGTTTCCACCATCAGTGCTACTAAAGTAAATAAGTTACTGCAAAAGTTGAAAGATGCAAACCTTAAACAAAGAATAGAGAGAGCAGCCTCAGTCAAGTTTAATAGTCCACAGTATCGTATAGCAAAGAAGTAAAGCTGGAGAAGAGATAGAGTAATGGCAAAGAAGAAAAAACGAAAAACTTCTAATAGTAAAAAAGTCTCGGAGTCCCCTCTTCGAAAAGCAATGAAACAAAAGATAGAATCTAGTAAGAAGGCTGTTGCAGGCCCTTCAACTAATTCTGCTCCCATTAAGATGGCTGTATGGGGAGCTAGTCCGTATGTGATTACGGGTTTTGGCGAGGTAATGAAGCAAATTCTTAGAAATTTATTTAAAGACAATCCAGGTCAGTACGAAGTGTTTCAGATTGGAATTAACTTTGTCAATCAGAGTTACGATGAATCCTTCATTACAGGAGGTCCTAGTAATGGTTCCTACAAACAGTGGCCAGCCTTCTTACCAGCAGCTAATGGAGCCGTAGACAAGAGAACAATATACGGCCAGCGCAAGTTTTTAGATCTATTAACGGAGTTGTTGCCCAAGGTGGATTTAGATGTTATCTTTATATTTGAAGATCCTTTTATCTTAGGAGGCCCAGTTCCTGGCACTAAAGACCCTATAGCAATGATTGATGCTTTCAAGTTAATATTGAAACAGACAAAGAAAGAACACATACCTATTGTTTCTTACTATCCAATAGACGGCCAACCAAAGCCAGTATGGTTACATAATCTATCCAAAACAGACTATCCAATTACATACCTTCAGTTCGGAAAAAAATATTCCGAGGACATTTGTCCAGCCCTCAGGGGGAGAGTTTCTGTAATACCTCACGGAGTAGACTTGACTGAGTTTTACCCACTACCAAAAGAGCAGACACGTACCTTTAAGAGAGCGATGTTTGGAGAGAGATTTGCTGATAAATTTATGTTTTTGAATGTAAATCGAAACCAACTGAGGAAAATGATTCCATCCAGTTTAATAGCTTTTAGAGAGTTCAAGAAACAAGTCCCTGAATCTTTTTTGTATCTCAATATGAAAGCAGCAGATGTAGGATGGCATTTACCGGAAGTGTGCGCATCGTTAGGTTTAAGAGTAGGAGAAGATGTCTTGTTTCCCCCCGACTTTAATGTTCAGAAGGGCTTAAGCTTAGAAAACTTAAATAAAGTATTTAACAGTGCTGACGCCTTAATATCTACCGCATTGGGAGGAGGCTGGGAGTTAGCCATTACTCAGGCGTTTAGCACAAAGACTACTGTCATAGCGCCAGCTAATACCTCTCATATAGAACTTTGTGGTCCACAAACTGGAGAAGAAGCTAGAGGAGTGCTATATAATTCTGGAGGAAACTTGTCTCAATATGCCTTCTTTCCTAACGACAATGAGGTACTTAGGCCGCTTCCTGATCTAGACGATATGCTTCAGAAAATGTTGTGGGTCTATAACAACCCCGAAAGATGCAGACAAGTAGAAGATCGGGCCTACAAATGGGTAGATTCCAGTTTGAATTGGTCTAAAAACATCGTACCTAACTTCAATCAGGTATTTCAATCCGCAGCTCTGAAGAAAAGAGTAGCCTGCGGTCAGGCAGTTAAGCCTACAGAACTAGAGAAAGAATGTCAACAGGACGCCAACATTTTTGTGGGTACCGTTTAAGATGAAAGAGTTGAATGATACTTTATGTAAAGACAGAAGAAGAGTTAGCTAAAGCTAACCGCATAGGCAAGAGTAGAACTAGAAAGAAGTTAATTGTGGACCCTATCAGTTACACTGGGAAGAGGGGAAACTATATGATGGAATTTGACGGTAATGAATACGTTCCTCATTTCTTAATAAAGAGCTACTCTCTCCTAGTAGGATTTAATTACGATGAAATAGAACGAATAGTACTAGGTAGGCCGGAGAAAAAATGACTTTATTTACTAACAAACACTTCGACAAGATGCTGGAGGGACTCCAAATTCAAGCCGCCGTCTTAGGAAAATTTTCTGCAGGAATTGTCAGAGAGTCGTGGAAAACGGCAGAATCAAAAGTTAAAATAACAGCGTTAAAAAAAGCACTGTCTTTAATGGAAAACTGCACTGGAAAGGTAGTTGTTAGCAGTATGGGCCGATTTGGAAAAGTGGCTGAAATAGTGTCCTCCACATTATCAGCAGTGGGAACTGACAGCACGTTTCTTCACGCCTCGGAAGCAATTCACGGGGACGAACTCTTAGTCCTTCAAGACAATGATTTACTTCTTATACTGAGTAAGAATGGTAACAAAAAAGATCTAGTAACCTTAGGCACACTTTGCCAAGCCAAAGGAATCCCAGTCATTTCAATTTGCGATGATTTACAGTCCGCTCTCG